GCAGCGCAACGTGAGTTAAACAGATACACACAGTTTATACAAAATTATAAGCTAACAGCAAAAATTTTAGAAGATCCAGTAGAAATGGAGAGGAAAATAAACAATGGCACAAAACACATTATGGAAGACATCGAGAAACTCAGCGGCACTGTTGATAATCTTGATGATGGGCTCCAGCTGCAGTCTAATTCCAACTAAACAGATAGAAGTTACAGCTAAACCTATGGACAGAACTATTGTCCAGCCCGTTATGCCTAGAGAAATAGACCTCAAAGAGCCTATGTGGATAGTTGTAACACCAGAGAACTGGGAAGAACAGCTGGCAAGAATAGAAGAACAAGAAGGCGAATTAGTATTTTTAGCAATGACTATACCAGACTATGAAGTTATGTCATATAATATGCAAGAACTAAAACGTTATATCACCGAGCTTAAGGACGTAGTAGTTTATTACAGAAAAGTTACTATGCCTAAAGACGATGCACAAGAATAGACTTAAAGTTTGTAATACTTGTGATCAATTAAGTAAGCTTAAAGTGTGTAAAGCGTGTAAATGTTTTATGCCTCTTAAAGCAAGGCTAAAAAGGGCATCATGCCCTAAAGGCAAATGGGAGAAATAAATGGAGTGGTTAAAAGAGAGAGTCTCTGAGAGAACATCTTGGGACGGAGCAGTACTAATAGCAGTATGCTTACTAGTATTACTAACAGGCGGATTAGCAAAAGTCTTAGCAGCAGCTGGATTAGGCTATGGTGTTTGGACATGCTGGAAGGCTGAGTAATGCCTTGGGGTAAAGGTTCCTATGGCAAAACAAGAGGCCGTCCTAAAAAGAAAAAGGATAAACGACGCAAGAAAAAGCGTTAATGGTTAAATAATGTGGGCGTACCAGGATAAAACCAAAAGCGTACGCCCAATCACCAATAAAGGTAAAAATGGTAAATAAAATTAAAGAAATAGCTTTAAAAATTTGGAATATACTTAATGATAAAGATACAGATATGGACGGAGACGTTGATATAGATGACGCTATGTTAAGAGCCAAGAGAAAAGCAAAGAACGGAAAAAAACAACCCGTAAAGGAGAAATAGATGTCTTTCAGATTAATAGGCGCAGAAGCAGCCTGCGGAACAAGTGTAGGTGCCGCATCTACGTTTGGTGGTGCTACTAATGTCAGATTATTTAATTCAGGTTCCACAAATAGACTTGTTACTGTTGCAAACTCAGCAGATGGTACTATTGGAACTTGCACATTAGCAGACGGTGAAGTAACAATCATCAAAAAAGATAAAACAGACCAAATATTTGCTGCTCACGCAGAAATATTAGGAGCCCCAGTCATCTGGTCGTGATGATTAATAAAGAGGCCTGGCTAGAAGGAGTTGCTATTACATGTAGTAGTACTTTGTCCGCGCTCAATAAGAAAGCGGAAGCCGAAAGGTGCATCACAGACGAAGATCAGATGATGAGCGAAATATGTATGGGGTACTTATATTTATTGCATATCGCTCAATCAGAGGGAGTACTTACTCAAGATACTCTATTAGGTAAAAATTTAACTAGAACTATACACTAATGTTAGATATTAGTAGAAAAGATATACTTAGTGATACCTTTATGGAGTTTCCTACGTCCGACAGGTTTATTAAACTCCCTATAGATTCGTATTTAGACTTGTTAGGTATCATACCTAACACTTCCCAAAAAGCATTGATTAATGCTGTAAACAACCCAAAATATAGATTTGTGTGCGCCGCTATTTCTAGACGGCAGGGTAAGACATATATCGCAAACGTCATCGGACAACTTGTTTCACTCGTGCCAGGATCAAACATTTTGATAATGTCACCCAATTATTCACTATCTCAAATTTCTTTTGACTTACAAAGACAGCTTATAAAGCACTTTGACTTAGAAGTTACTAAAGATAATGCAAAAGACAAAGTAATAGAGTTATCTAATGGCTCTACTATACGTATGGGTTCTGTAAATCAGGTAGATTCTACTGTAGGTAGGTCTTATGATTTAATAATATTCGACGAAGCAGCACTAGCTGATGGAAAAGATGCTTTTAATGTAGCTCTTCGTCCCACATTAGACAAAGATAACAGTAAAGCTGTGTTCATTTCTACTCCTCGGGGCAGAAATAACTGGTTTGCTGACTTTTATCACAGAGGGTTTAGTGATGAATTTAAAGATTGGTGTTCTATTAGAGCAACCTATCATGAAAACCCACGCTTTAGTGACGAAGACATCATTGAAGCAAAGAGATCCATGTCCTCAGCAGAATTTGCCCAAGAATATATGGCAGATTTTAACACTTATGAAGGACAGGTTTGGAATTTTAATTTTGAAGAGTGTGTCGCAGACCTCAGTCAGTTAGATACTAGTCGAATGGATGTATTCGCGGGGCTTGATGTTGGATATAAAGATCCAACAGCGCTGTGCGTTATAGCATACGACTGGGATCAACAAAAATTTTATCTTATAGATGAATACATGGACGCTGAAAGAACTACAGAACAACATGCTACCGAAATTCGCCGAATGATAGACAAATATAGCATTGATTATATTTATATCGATTCTGCAGCACAACAAACTAGATTTGATTTTGCTCAGAATTATGATATTTCTACTATAAATGCTAAAAAATCTGTTCTAGACGGAATAGGGCATGCAGCGGGTATTATAGATAATGATAAATTGATAATAGATCAAAGATGTTCATCATCTTTGTCAGCAGTTGACCAATATCAGTGGGATCCAAATCCAAATTTACTTAAAGAAAAGCCAAAGCATAATATGGCAAGTCATATGTCAGACGCTCTGAGATATGCGCTGTATACATTTGAGACATCTGCAAGTACATTTTAGATTTGACCTGCCTAAAAATAAATGTTGACATGAAGGTGAATTTTTGGTATAATTTTATATAAATAGGAATTTATGGATTTAAAACGAGATTTAGTCAAGTACGTTAGAGATAAAGCGAAATCTAAATATAAGAAAGACACCCAGTGCTTTATCTGTGGTGAAACAGAAAATTTAGACTTTCACCACTTCTACGGAATGACTGAGCTTCTAGATACTTGGTTGAAAAGTAATAAAATTACGATAAAAACAGCCGATGAAATTATGGAAATCCGTGAAAACTTTATTGAAGAATTTACTAATGAGATTTACAATGAAGCTGCTACACTATGCAAAGCCCACCATCAAAGGCTTCACAGTATTTATGGCAAGAGACCTAAACTAGTGACAGCACTTAAGCAAAAAAGATGGGTGGATAAACAGAGAAACAAATATGGCATGGTATGACAGATTTTTAGGCAGAAATAGTAATGAGGAGAAGTTAAATCCTGCTCAGACTTTTATTGGCCTTGAAGAAGGGTTAACAATTGATACCCGAGAAAAGAAAGACAATTATAGATCAGCTTACGAAGAACTAGAAGTAGTTAATCGTGCTGTAAATATGATAGTAGATGATACATCAGATATAAAATTTGATGTAGGAATGAAAGTAAACGGTATTGCACCAGTTGTAGAAAATGTTCGAAAAACTCGTGTAGACTTATTACTTAATAAAGAACCGAATCCGTTTCAAGATATCAATACATTTAAGAGAAATCTTATAATTGATCTACTTATAGACGGAAATATTTTCGTATATTTTGATGGAAGACATTTATATCATCTTCCAGCACAGAATGTAACTATTCATTCTGATACTAGCACTTACATTGAGAAATTCGAGTATGATGGTCATGTCGACTATTCTACGAAAGAAATTATACATATTAAAGAAAACTCATTTAAATCAATATATCGTGGAACCCCTAGGTTGAAACCAGCGTATAGAACAATGTATTTGCTAGATAACATGAGGAAGTTTCAAGATAACTTCTTTAAGAATGGAGCAGTTCCAGGATTAGTACTTAAGAGCCCTAACACTCTTTCTGATAGAATAAAAGAAAGAATGCTGCAAGCCTGGTCTACTAGGTACAATCCAAAAAATGGCGGTAGACGCCCTCTTATTTTAGATGGTGGACTTGAAGTTGATAATTTAACAAAAATTAACTTTAAGGAATTAGATTTCCAGACATCAATCACAGCAAATGAGAAAATAATTTTAGAAGCTATGGGTGTTCCACCTATTCTTCTAGATGGTGGGAATAATGCAAATATTAGACCTAACCATAGACTTTACTACTTGGAGACTATTCTCCCTATAGTAAGAAAAATAGCATATGCCTTTGAAAGATATTTTGGTTTTGCACTTACTGAAAATGTTACAGACATTCCAGCATTGCAACCGGAATTAAGAGACCAAGCAGCGTATTACGCAACTCTGGTTAACACAGGCATAATGACACCAAACGAAGCTAGAACTCAATTAGGAAGAGAACCTTTAGAGGGTCACGACGAATTAAGAGTTCCAGCTAATATTGCGGGTAGCGCAGCAAACCCCGAAGAAGGTGGAAGACCACCACAAGAAGAGGAACAGGATAATGGCGAACAAGAAAGCAGTACTTGAACAACTAGCAAATTACTTTGCTGACAAAGGTATGATGACTCCTTCCGAGTATAAATCAGCTGATGACGCTCCAATGCGTTATATGGTTGCGAA